TGTTCTTGAAGTTCTCCTAATCGAGTGAGTGTAAATTTATATTTACCTAATGTTACACGCTCACTCCCATCAGGTGCTTTTGTGTGAACATTTGACGCTCCAATAATTGTGTCAGTGTCGTTACTTTTAACCGCATCTGCCCACCGTTTTTGTCGAGCAATAATAACTGGTGCTTGCATTTCTTTAGGCATTCCAGCAGTTGGCGCACCAGATGTAACCATGCTTTCAAATGCGTTTCCTCCATATAAAGCTTTTTGTTTTTTCTTTATGGCATCTACTTCTTTCTCAAGTTTGTAATTATCAATAAACTCATTCATTGCTGGCATATCAAGCTGAGTTTTCCCATCTGGGTTTAGAATGAAACTTCCATCTTTGTTCCTCTTATAAAGTGGATCATTCTCTCCACTAACTGTTTTGTAATTTTCGACTGTAAGAAAACGGTTACGATCTTCCGCTAATAATACTGGGTATCCTTCTTTTACCTCAAATGTTTTTGAGTAGTTTTCGTATTGTTTCCAAGTAGCTGGGTCTCGAAGAATAGTTGGTTCAACTGATGATTTTAAATCTGCATAGTGTTTCCGTCCTTCAGGAGTAGAAAAATCAATTTCACCTGAAGCAAGTGCTTCTGGTAGATAATCAACAAATTTGTCTTTTGCCGTTTGCGCAGCTAATTCATTATCAATTTTTTGCTTCCGTTGTTGTTGCTCATATTTGAATTGCGTCTTGACCATGTCTAGACGTTTCTTCTGCATGGCATTATTAGCAGCACTATTCCATATAGCCTGTCCCGCTCTTAACCCACTCGCAAATGCTGATCCTGCGCTCATTATCCTAATAGTTTATCTGTTACTTTTCCAGTTGCCACCCCAGTTGCTAGACCTAAAAGCTGTGCCCCAATTGGTTGCTGATTAGCGGCGTAATTCATTCGAGAGTTGTACCCACTCATCATGTAGCTTTCTCCTCTTGCACCTGCATTTGGGTCTAATGCTAAACCTGTTTGAACTCCTACCGGGTTAAATGGTGACGCACCTGCTTGTGCTCCACTTAATGCTCCCATCTGATTTATTGGAGTGTTCCCACTTAAAAATGCAGCAGCATTAGCCAAGTTCTGTTGTTTCAAAGCCAAACCCGCGTAGCCTTTGCTCATGGCTTCAGATGCAACTGCTGCTGTCCCATAGACATTACCTCTAGATGTCTGTGCGTATTGTTCTGCTTCTTCCACTTGTGCATCCATCTCTGGAGACAATCGACCTCCTGCCAACAAACCTCGTTTAGCGTCAGCACCTAGCATCTCTCTGATTTCGTACCCGGTTGGATCTGCTGCTTTCAGTTCTTCCATTCGTTGCTGGACAAACTCTTTCCCATACTTCTTCTGAACATCGAGCATTGTCTTAGCCATTCTATCTGCTGATTCAGACGCAAACTCCATGTCTGCTCTTGTCGCATCAGCATCTGAGTAGCCTTTAAAATCATAGGTGACATCTTTGACACCAGTCTTATTGCCTTCTCCGTCAAATATTGGAACTTTTAGATCAATTTTTTTGCCAAACTTAGCGGCATTATTGATCATTTTCTTAATCGCTAATGTCTCAGCGTCTGCCCATACTCCGGCTTCGTTTGCTCCCGCCATATTTGGCGCATCTGGAACGTCTGGTGCATATGCGCCCATATCTAAAATTCCTCCTTCAGAAATAATTCTCTAATTTTTAAACTTATTTTTCTCATATGTTCGTTTCCTCCAGTTAAATATGCAACTAGCAGGACTAACTCAGTAAGTTGATCTCTAATAACCAAAGCATAATTCTTCCTGGTCTTGTCTCTTTCCATCCAATCATTGCTATCGATCCATGCGTTTAAACTTGTTAGGTGCAACGGAAGCAAAGAAGTTTTATGGGCGTGAAAGAATGGATTGCTTGGAAGATCAACTAATAACAATTGTGCCAACTTATACTTGGCGGCAGCATCAACCTCATTAGGCTTATCCACTAGATCATCAATGACTCTTGCGGTCTGCGATATAATAGATAGATAGTCCCAAGCGTCAGTGTTTCCATTGGAACTTAGTCTAATCGCTTCATGTACTTTCTCGTCGTAGGTCACGATTCTACCCCCACACTGTTAAGAAATCCTCCAGCATAAATTGATCTTAATGCCAGGTACTTGCTTTCTGTTCCAGCATTGTCTGATTGCTGGAATTTAAATTGTAGTTCACGGAACTCTGGGTACTGAGTCATTGAGTATCTGAACCTGGTGAGTAGTCCACTGCCTAATGTAGATGGAAGTGTAAAACTTAACCTCAATTCTCCTGTGCCAGTGTCTAGTTCATCAGCTAAATTGTCTGTTTGTTCTGCTCCATCGAGGATAACCCCAATATCAATAACAGCATTACTGCGATCAAATTCAAACTCGGCAAACTCAGCATCTTTACTGGTAGTCTGTTCATTGAATGTGAATGCTCTTGTTAACGCTTCCCAACCAGTGTCTTTGTATGTGGTTACTAGTTTATCTTGGAAGTCTGTATCTACTAAATTTTTATCTTCAACAAAATCCCGGTACTGTAATGGGTTGCCAACTTTATCCAGGCTGATTAAATACGGTTTGCCTCCACTAAACTGAGTAACTGCATACTGGTACGGATTTATTGTGCTAGATGGAACCCCACTTGTAATAGTCACATCTCCGTTCCAAACACCCATCCAAGATTGCGTGTTAGTGTTGTAAACTATTGTGGTGTTGTTGATCGTGCTTACCCCGGTTGGGACAGATAGTAAATACCTGTTGTTCCAAAAAACTGATGTGGCATTTTCTACCGCAGCCCAATTAATCTGATCAATAACATCTTGTATTGGGTAACTAATCACACCCACATCAGATGCCACCATGTTTTCTTCCATGGTCCGTCTAATTGATCTAACTCCTGTGCGAGAGAGAAAGAATAAGTCTTCTCCCACTTGGGCAATAGAACCATGAGAGACACATCCTGTGGTCGCTGAAATAGTTCTGATTGTGAAGTCTGATGTTTTAGGTGCAGACCCACTTGCAGCAGGTGTGCCCCCAGCATCAACGACATAGCAACTGTTCTTGCAAAAGACTACTACATTGAATCCAACCCAGCTTGCCAACCCCGTAACAGGATCACCTAAACCAACTTTGAATGGTAAATTAGATGTCCCGCCAAATGTAGTCTCATAGGCTGGAGTTATAGATGCATTACCGTCTCCAGCGTGACTGGGCACTATTGTAGGAAGAGATGTATAACCACTACCCCCGTTTGTTATTGTGACTGAATCAATTACCCCGCTTCCGTTTACAGTATATTCTCCTGCAAAACCTGATCCTCCACCACCAGTGGCACTAAGTGTGCCAGCAGTATAGGTTGCTCCACCATTAGTGATCGTTAAAGATCCAATTGCTTGAGTGTAATTTGGGAGAAATTCAGAAACATATATTTGATCGTCGCTAGGTTGGTAAGCAAATATTCTGAAATTATTGTTAACTAAATATTTTGAATTAGTTGGTCCATCAGCTATTTCTTTTACAACAAAAGCAGACCCGCTGTTGTCCCAAGATATTTGACCAATCCTGTTGTTACCAGAATGACTACCAAAAAACAGTTTGTCAGCAATCTGACAAGTGTAAACCCGGTTAGTTGTGCTGTTTGTGAAACCAGTTCCTAGTCCTGACACACTAACAGTTCCACTAGAATTTATTGCGTATGCATTTGAGTTAACAAATGCAATTAATGCCTCTTTGGCATCAGTGTCATAATAAGCTAATGCTTGTGTGTTAGTTGAGGCCGATGAACTGCCTAACAGATCAGCAAACCGATGAAATCCTCGTCTGCTTTTTAAAACACCATTCTTTGGTGCATCTAAATCTTTAAGCGATTCTGCTTGAGATTCGTTAAGCAGATTCTCACGGAAGTTGCTTATCTGACCACCTACGAAACTAGCTTGACGGTCGTATTGAACCGGGTCATCAAGTCCATCGTTGTAGTAGACAGGCATATCTTAAAATCCCAAATCATCTCTGCTGTAACCCATGCCATATACATCAGGTATTAATCGAGTTTCTTTGGCAGACTGGTTGTTCTCCTGATCACGAGCCACTTGCATTAATGCATTAGCTTGCTGGGTTTCTAACTGCGCTTTACCAAACTGCCTCGACCTCTTCAACATGTCACCAGTCGCAAAATGGATTAGTACATTGTCGATGCCACTGATCATTGGTGAATCATAGTCACCTATCATGGGCTGGATTTTCTTCTTACCAATGACATACAAATTCTTGGGATCGCTTGCATCATATTTTGGTTTATCGAAGAATTTAACTCTTTGAAATTTGCTAACATTCTCCCACTCAGGCCAAAAGAAGTACTTACTTGTGTCAGTAGCACTTCTAACCTGGACATGTCCTGTGGTGGTTTCTTTGCTTATTGAATGAACTGCTGACCATACATTCGATGTGGTGACACTAGAGGCTAGTGTTACTGTCTCTTTTTGCATGGTTAATTCCTGCCCGTATAGTTCGCCAACAATTGTGATTTTTTTACCGTTGTCAGAACTGTCCGAGGAAAGAAATTCAATAGCACCATAAGCAGGATCAAAATTGATGCCTGAACTATCAATA